CAGCCTAGAGTGACAGCATCATTTGGAACAATCAAATACTCCGGCTCAGCCGCCCAAGGTAGAGCATTACTAGCCAGAACCTACAACACAGGCAGTATTACAGCATATTCAGCCGACGGACCTAATCTCGCACTTACATGTTCATTCAACCACAACGTGGTAGCAGGAAATAAAGTATTTATCTCAGGTAGTTCAGACCCATCAATTAACGGAGTACAGATAGTTCAGGCAACCAGCAGTGCTACTATGTTAACATTAACTTTACCAACTCCACCCCCATCAGTAACAGGAGACAGGTTATTCACCGGATACGGTTGGTCAATAACAGACGGAGGAGTAGTATAACCCAATCTTTAATTCTAGACAATATTTATAACATATGCCAGTAGCAGGAGGACCCAAATTAACCACAACCGGACTTTTACTTGAGGTAGATGCGGCCGACAGAACTTCCTATTCAGGAACCGGCACCACATGGACCAACCAAGTAAGACCAGGAACCTTTAACGGAACCTTAAATAATATTTCATTTAATTCCACGGATGCAAAAGGAGCCCTAGTTTTCACCGGCTCAAATACATTTGTGGATTTTGGTAATTTAGGACCGTCCTTAACTTCCTCGTTTTCATTTCAGATTGCTTTCAAGCCGGCGGCCACTGCTTCCGGACAGCCTTACACGATTTTATCTTATGCTTCTTCTTCGGCTACCTCATCAATTACTTTTAAGTTAGATTATACATCATCTAATCAAACAGTGGTATTAACTACTTTTGCCGGGACTGGGTCACAGAATATTGTTTATGCCTTGTCTGCATCAGTTTCATCTGGATCTTGGAATATAGTTCATGGAACGTATGGTGCGCAATTAGCTGCCTTATATGTAAATGGGTTAAATATTTCTACAGCAAACACTACAGGTTCTGTAGTTGGTTATAATTCATCTAATAGATTATATGCCGGAGCTAGTTTTGGAATAACTTCAAGTTTCTTTACAGGATCAATTGCTAATATTATTATTAATAATGCTGATTTAAATTTTTCAACTATTAATAGAAATTACAATGCTATTTCTTCTAGATTTGGTTTAAGAAATGTACGTTCTATAATTACTGATTTGGATGCTCTTGCTTTTATAATATCAGCTGATATTGAAAATTTAAGTCAACAAATAGCTGTTGAAAATCTAGTACTAGGTTTAAAATCTAATAACTTGTGGACTAAAATGGTTGCTGTTTATCCATTTGTAGGTGGAAATGCTAGTACCCATAAGTATAATTTAAAAGATCCTAGAGATACGGACTCTGCTTATAGAATTTTATGGAGTGGAGGAATTATACATAATACAAAAGGAGTAACTTTTAATGGAACTAGTTACGGTGATACTAGATTTGAACCTTTTCAAGCATTGACCAATCCAACCCAATCAAGTCATGTTTCTATTTATATAAGTGGATCTGTCCCTAATATTACAACAGGTGTAATAGGTAATTCACCATTTGCAAATACAGGTTTAAGTATAAGTATGGGAGTACAAAATAGAATGACTGCTTATTCCGTTATTAATAGTGTTATCACCGTTGATGGTCCTACAGGATTAGCAGCCGTTACTCGTACAGGACAAAATTCATCAGCCGCCTACTTAAGAGGATCAGTAACACGAACATATACTTCAACAGATTCTCCTACTCCTGGTAGTATTAATAATATATGGATAGGAAAAATGAATACAAGCGATTGGTCAGGAGCAACTGGAACTACAGCTTTTGGTTTTGTATCTTTAGGAACAGGTTTAACATCAACAGATATAGAAAATTTATATACTGTAGTGCATGCCTATAACACCACATTAAATAGAGCGTTTAATCAATAATATGGAAGTTGTATTAATAACACAAGAACAAAAACAACAAATAGAAGGTAGAAAATTTACAACAGATAGTTATTTTCTACCCATAGAGGATGCCGATGGTAATTGGACAGTTTCAACAATAGAACAGGATTTATGCACTAACCCAGACTTTGACTGGATCAAACGCTGTCCCAGAATCGAATACAAACCCAAACCCTTCCCTGAAATCAAACCAGAGGAAGAATAATATTTATAATAAATTATGGCATTCAATAACGGACCTAAATTAGTTACTCAAGGACTAGACCTGCTAGTAGATGCTGCCGACCAACAATCCTATCCGGGATCAGGCACAGTATGGAGAGACTTAAGATCAGGAACTACCGGGTCATTAACCGGCTCAGTTTCTTATACCTCAGAATTTTACGGAGGTTTAACTTTCTCAAATTCATCTTCGGCTGTTATTTTCCCAGGTACTACAGCAAATTACGGTACCGGTTCGTTTACTGTTGAGATGGCTTTTAAGCCAACTTTCATAAATGGAAGACATTATTTAATGTCTAAAAATTCTGGTTCATTCCCCAATTGGGCAATTTATTTATCCGGGTCTTCAGGCCAGGGTAAGTTATGGTCTGAGTTCAGACCTACGGCTGCAATCTCTTGTTCGGTATCTTCTTCAACAACCTTTGTAACAGGATCTGTTTATCAGGTGGATGTTAGGGTCTTACCAGCATTATCAGCATCAGGAATCTATGTAAATGGACAGTCTGAAGGAGGGGTATTTGGAAACGGAGGTGGATCATTAACAAGTACAGCAAGTTTATTTGTAGGTAATTTCTCACAAAACAATACTCAGAATTTCTCAGGTTCCATTTACACAGTAAAATCCTACGTAATACAGTCCTTAACACAGCCCCCCATTAACTATAATGTAACCGCAACCCGGTTAGGAAAAAAACCTGCCCCGTATGTCGCCCCTGTTTTTGAACTTTTAGTTGTTGGAGGCGGCGGCGGCGGTTCTAACGGAAGAGGTGCCGGTGGCGGAGCAGGCGGTCTGCAGTACTTTTCAAATTTCACACCTACATTAGGACCTTCAACTATAATAGTAGGAAACGGTGGTGCTGTAAATACAAACGGCCAACCCTCATCATTAAATACTTTTATTTCATATGGAGGAGGAGCAGGAGGAGTAGGAAATGCCAGCAAAGGAGGTGATGGAGCATCCGGTGGAGGAGGAGGTCGTGAGGAAGGCGCTACAAGTTTAGGAGGAGGTTTAGCAATATATGGATTACAGGGAAATAATGGAGCTAGCGGCAGTGGAGAATCATCAGGACTTTCAGGACAGTCTGGAGGTGGAGGAGGTGGAGCTGGTTCTCCCGGATTTAGAAGATCACCAGGTCAACCAACCCCAGATGGAGGATCCGGGTCTTATGTAGCTCAGTTTGCAACTATCGGAGGATCCCCGGCAGGTTGGTTTGCCGGAGGCGGTGGCGGATCAGGGCAGTACGGCGGACTAGCAGGCAGTGGAGGAATTGGAGGAGGAGGACGTGGGGGACTTATGGAAGGACTATCAGCAGTATCTGGTTCAGCTAACACCGGAGGCGGTGGTGGTGGTATAGATGTGTTTGGAGGAGGCAATGCTACTGGAGGCTCAGGCATAGTAGCAATCCGTTATAACGGTGCCCCAATCGCAGTCGGAGGAGAAATAACCCAATCAGCCGGATACACCTACCACGTATTCAGAACAGTAGGAACCTCATCATTCACAATATTCTAAACAAAACAAACAGTAATGGCAGTACAATACGCATTCGGAAAAATAGTAACCCAAGGCCTTGATTTAAACGTGGATGCGGCCGATCCAACCTCATACCCGGGGACAGGAACAACCTGGACCTCAGTTGTTAACCGGTCAATCACCGGTTCACTAGTTTCATGTTCTTATTCATCAGACTTTAAAGGCGGGATAGTATTTAATAACCCGAGTGCCTCAGTGGTATTCCCAGGTACATTAGCAAACTACGGTTCTGGTAGTTTTACCGTTGAGATGGCCTTTAGACCTACCCAGATTCAGGGTATTCATTATCTAGTTTCTAAAAATTCCGGATCATTTCCAAACTGGGGAGTGTATTTAAGCGGAAGTGGAGGATCGGGTAAATTGTTTGCCGAATACAGAATTTCTTCTACTGTTTCATGTTCGGTATCTTCTTCGACTACTTTTGTGACTGGATCAAATTATTTTGTGGATGTTATTTTTGATACTTTAGGAAGAAGAGTTTATATAAATAATGAAGGAAATTACGATGCTGTTTCCGAATTAGCAAATGGGACAGGATCATTAACAACCACAGGTAGTTTATTTATAGGTAATTTATTACCTAGCTCATCACAGGCTTATTCTGGATCAATTTTTAATACTAAAATATATTCAATCATCAACTCAGGATATAACAATTTTAAATCTATTGCCCCCAGAGTGAGTAAACCAATACCTGCAAGAGCATCAAGTGCTTTAGCTTTAATTGTGGCCGGAGGAGGTGGTGGTGCGCAAACCGCAGGGAACACATGGGCAGGTGGGGGTGGTGCTGGTGGATTAATACTTAGTACTATACCGCTAACACAGGGTATATATACTGTGAATGTAGGAGCGGGTGGAGGAAACAATACTAACGGACAAACCTCCTCAATTGCCGGTCTTACAGCTTTAGGCGGAGGTAGAGGAGGTAGAGGTAGTGCTGCTGGTGACGGTGGATCAGGTGGAGGAGGAGGAGACGGAGGATCCTCAGGACTAGGAACCCTAGGGCAAGGTAATAATGGAGGAGGAGGTAGTAATGGAGGAGGAGGAGGTGCGGGTTCCGCTGGAACTTCTACCTCTGGTGGATCTGGTTCTTTTATATCTTTATTTTCTACAATTGGTGGATCTCCAGAAGGGTGGTTTGCTGGAGGTGGAGCAGGTGCACTTGTCAGTATTGGAGGTATTGGAGGCGGAGGAAATATAGGAATTACAGGATCAGCTAACACCGGTGGTGGTGGTGGAGCAGGACCTGGAGGTTTTGTTGCAGGAAAAAATGGCGGCTCAGGTATAATAGCAATCAGATACCCAGGCCCCCCAATTGCAACCGGAGGTACAATCACCTCAGTAGACGGAGATACCATACATACATTTACGGCAACCGGTTCTTCAACCTTTACCGTATTTTAAAATATTTATACATAAATGGCAAATTCAGTAAATTATCTATCCCAAATTCAAACCGGACAAACAATCCAAGCAGTTCATGTAAACCAATTTGTGGAGGCCCTATCTGGTTCTAAAGCATATGATTTAGTAACTTCTGGTTCTTATACAATTATTGGTCCTTTATATGCGACTGCCTCTTGGGCAACTAATGCATTGAATTCTAATTTGGCATCATCCGCTAGTTTAGAATATATTGCCTCTAACCCCTCAACCAACAACGAATATAATTTAGTATTTAAAAATTCTACTACTGCTTTAAATAATTACCACCAATTAGGAGCAGACGGAACAAACGGACCATTTTATAACCCATCTACAAATACCTTAACTGTACCTGTAATTTCCGGTAGTTCGGCACGAATTACATCAATTACTGGTTCATTATCTGGTAATGTTGTTGGAAATGTTATTGGTTCATCTTCATTTGCTACTTCCGCATCTAATGCTTTAACTTCATCTTATGCCTCTAACGGAGTTACAAATTTATCCGTTGGTACATTTTATGATACAACTACCCAAACATTGGTAACAGGTGCATCAGCATCCATTACATTCAACAGCCCGGTAATTAGCGATGGAGTCACTCTAGTATCAAATTCAAGAATTACAGTAACAAAAACTGGTACTTACAATCTCCAGTTTTCAGCCCAGGTAGTAACTACAGTTGGAGGAAGTCCCGAAGCTTATATTTGGCTTGCTAAAAACGGAAATGCACTTCCCCAAAGCAATACTGCTATCTCTATTAAAAACCAGAATGATAAATATGTGGCCGCATGGAATTTTGTAGAAAATTTAATAGCCGGAGATTATTTAGAATTAGTATGGTATGTTAATGGTGGAGCTAGTGCTCAATTATTGGCAATTCCAGCCGGCCCTACAAACGGAAATGTTGCTGTACCATCTATTATTGTTAGCATAACCCAAATAAAATAATTTAAGGTTTTTGAACGCCTTTGTAATATTTATTATTAAACAATAATATACAATGGCCGAACAAATTTTATCCCCAGGTGTTTTCCTTAATGAAAACGATCAGTCACAAGTGACTCAACAACCTGCTGTGGTTGGGGCAGCTATCATAGGTCCTACCGCAAAAGGTCCTGTTGAAATCCCAACTTTAGTTACCACATATTCCCAATTTAAACAAATTTTTGGTGGTGCTGTTACTAGCGGAAGTAACACTTATGGTTACTTTACTAATACTGCTGTTTACAACTATTTTAACAATGGTGGAACAAGCATGTTGGTTGCTAGAGTAGTAAGTGGTTCTTACACAAGTGCAACAGCAAACGTATCTGCATCCGCTGGAGCAGCATCTCAACCTGCATTTGTTTTAGAAACACTTTCTAAAGGTGTTATTATGAACAGTGAAGGACCAACTGGCTCCAACGGTACTCTATTGAGTGGTTCAGCAGATAACATCAGATGGCAAATCTCTCAAGCCTCTACTGGTTCAGGAACATTTACCCTAGTAATTCGTCAAGGTAATGATACAACCACTACCCCTTCTGTATTAGAAACTTGGACAAACTTGTCATTGGATCCAAAATCACCTAACTTTATTGCATCCGTAATTGGTGATTACACATACAACTATAATGCAACAAATAATCAAATTGAGGTATCTGGTTCTTTCCCTAACAGATCAGCTTACGTAAGAGTTAAATCTGTTGGTTTGTTAACCCCTGATTATTTTGATAATAATGGTGTAGCAAAACCACAATATACCGCATCAATTCCAACCGTAGCTAGCGGAACATTTGGTGGTGCAACCGGAGACATAAAAGGTGGAGCTAATTTTTATGAGGCGATAAACTCAAGTAATACACAAGGATTAGTTGCTGGTAACTATACCAACATGATTAACTTGTTTTCAAATTCTGATGACTACAAATACAACATTTTAGTTACCCCTGGTTTATACCAAGAAGATTATGCAACCCCTATTGCAAGTATTATCTCTAATACCCAAAACAGAGGTGATGCTATCTTTATTGCAGATATGGTTAAATACGGTTCTAACGTTTCTACAGCAGTAAGTGAGGCTGGTGAAATTGATAACTCGTATGCCGCTACTTACTGGCCTTGGTTACAAACAATCGATATTGAAACTGGTAAAAACGTTTGGGTACCTGCATCAACCATGATTCCTGGTGTTTATGCTTATAACGATAGAGTAGGTGCAGAATGGTTTGCCCCCGCTGGTTTCAACAGAGGTGGTTTGTCAACCGTAATTAGAGTTGAACAAAAATTATCACAAGCAAATCGCGATACTTTATACTTAGGTAAAGTTAACCCAATTGCAACTTTCCCTGGTCAAGGTATTGTAGTATTTGGACAGAAAACTCTACAAACCAAATCAACAGCATTGGATCGTGTAAACGTTCGTCGTTTGTTAATTGCTCTTAAAAACTACATTGGTGGTGTTGCAAATAACTTAGTATTTGAACAAAATACAGCAGCAACTCGTAGTAGCTTCTTGTCACAAGTTAACCCATACTTGGAATCAGTTCAACAAAGACAAGGTCTATACGCATATAGAGTGGTAATGGATGGAACAAACAACACAGCAGATGTAATTGATAGAAACCAATTAGTTGGAACTATTTACATTCAGCCTACTAAAACTGCTGAATTTGTTGTATTGAACTTCAATATTTTACCTACTGGAGCCTCTTTTGAATAATAATATTTATAATAAACGATAAAACATGGCTATATTAAGTTCAAACGAAATCTTCTTCACCGCCTTTGAACCAAAGGTAAAAAACCGTTTTATCATGTATGTTGATGGTTTTCCATCCTATATGATCAAATCTATCTCTGGTTTAGGGTTTGAACAAGGAGAAATAAAATTAAATCATATTAACATTTACCGTAAAATCAAAGGTAAAATGTCTTGGAACGATGTTACAGTAACATTATACGATCCGATCACCCCTTCAGGTGCCCAAGCTGTAATGGAATGGACTCGTTTACACCACGAATCAGTAACAGGTAGAGATGGTTACTCTGATTTCTATAAGAAAGATGTAGTAATCGACATCATCGGTCCTGTTGGTGATATTGTTTCTGAATGGGTATTAAAAGGTGCATTTATCAAATCAGCCGATTTTGGTGAATACAACTGGGATACTGAGGCAGAAGCTCAAAGTCTTACCATGACATTAGGACTTGATTACGCTGTTTTAAATTTCTAATTCTTATTACATACTTTTTACAGAAAGGCTTGTCTTTTGGCAAGCCTTTTCTTATTTTATATATTTATATACGATAATAAAGTTATAACAAATTATGAGCGAATTTAAATTCCCTACCGAGGTTGTAGAATTACCGTCTAAAGGTTTACTCTATCCCAAATCAAATCCCTTATCAAGCGGAACAATTGAAATGAAATATATGACAGCTAGAGAAGAAGATATTCTTACTAACCAATCATATATTCAAAAAGGTATTGTTCTAGATAAGTTACTTGAATCTTTAATTGTTTCTAACATTGATTATAATGATTTAGTTTCGGGAGACCAAAATGCCGTTATGGTAGCGGCTCGTATATTGGGTTATGGTAAAGACTATACTTTCACTTACAGAGGCCAAGAGGTAACAGTTGATTTGACAACATTAAAAGATAAAGAATTTGATGAATCACTAACCACCCCAGGTACAAATGAATTCAAATTTATTCTACCTAAATCACAAACCAATATTACATTCAAAATATTGACTGTAGGGGATGAAAGAAAAATTACAGCCGAGTTAGAAGGATTAAAAAAGATTTCCAAAGATAATTCACCCGAATTGTCAACTCGTTTGAAATACATTATTACATCTGTTGAAGGTAATCGCGAGCCAAAAACAATTAGAGAATTTGTTGACAATTATTTACTTGCTCAAGACTCTAGAGCACTCCGTGAATACATGCGTCAGGTACAACCAGGAATTGATTTAAAGTTTGATTTTGATGGTATAAACGGCATTGAGGAGGGTGTTGCTTTACCAATCACTCTTAACTTTTTTTGGCCTGACTCTGGAATATAGAAAAGCAATGTTTGACCAAATCCATGAAATAGTTTTTCATGGAAAAGGAGGCTATAGTTGGGGTGATATTTACAATATGCCCATTTGGTTAAGACAGTATACATTCCACCAAATTAAAAAATGGTATGATGAACAAAATAAACCAAAAGATGATATCAATACATTTACCAACAAGGTAAAATCAGGCCAAGTTCAAGTTCCTGATTATGCAAAAGGTGCAAAACTAAAATACAACGGGGGTACTACTCAAAGGTAGTACCCTTAAATATTTATAACAAATGGCCACCCCTAACGATCCAAATATTAGGCGAACAGCAGAAGAATTAGCATTTTTAAAAGATGCTATTAATTCTATTGGGGAAACTGTCAAAGATACCCTTAATGCTCGATTAGAAGAATCCGACAGTATTTTACAAAGGATTCAAAATAATATTAAAAAAGAAACTACTAAAGCCATTGTTGATTTAGGTAAAGGGTTTGATGGTGCTTTAAAATCACAAATTGCATTAACCCAAGGTACTTTAAAACAAAAAGATATTCAAAAACAAAGAAATGATCTTTTAGCAAAAGAGGCAGCCATTCAAACAGCATTAGATCAAGCTCTTCTTAACGGCTTAATAGGTAAAAGAGAAAAAAAGAAAATTGAAAAAGAAATTAAAGACCAAATTTCAATTCAAAACCAATTATTAAACAGCCAAGAAGACGAACTAACCAGAATAAATAATAAAATGGGGTTAACTGGAAAGACAATCCAGGGAATCTCCAAAATCCCAGTATTAGGTAATTTGATTGATGCCGAGGAGGTACTTACCCAAGTACAAGCAGAGGCAGCCAAATCAACATCCTCCAAAACTAGTGTAATGAAAACTGCCTTTACCTCCGTTGGTAAATCAATTAAGGCAGGAATATTAGATCCATTAACCCTAGTTAAATTAGGGATTGACGGTATATTACGTACAGATAAAGTACAAACAGACTTACGTAAAAATTTAGCATTATCTAGAACAGAGGCATTAGGTTTACAAACCAATTTTTCGGCCTATGCTCTAGTATCTAAAGATGTATTAGCAACAACTGTTTCTTTAGCAAAATCAATGAATGCTCTCCAAAGAGAGATTGGTTTTGTTGGTAATGTTGCAACACAAGATTTAGCCCAATTCAATAGAATTACTGAGGCAATTGGTGCAAGTGAGCAAGCAGCAGCCGGACTACAAAAACAAGCAGTTTTACAAGGTGTATCTTTAAAAAACAATAAAGAAACTGTATTAGGTACTACCCAAGAAGTTAGTTCCCAATTAGGTGTTCAATTAAATCATAAAGAGGTATTAGATGCTGTTGGTAAAGCATCCAACTATACATTATCCCAATTTAGAGGCAGCACCCAAGAATTAACTCGTACTGTAGCAAGGGCAAAAGCATTAGGTCTAGAATTATCCGATATTGCCTCTACCTCATCTAAATTATTAAATTTCCAATCCTCCATTGAGGATGAATTAGCTGCCGAATTGTTAACAGGCAAACAACTGAATCTAGAACAGGCTCGTTATTATGCTTTAACAAACCAAACAGGTAAACTACAAGAGGAATTATTGAAAAATGTTGGTTCTTTATCAGAGTTCCAAAACATGAATGCTTTAGCACAACAACAGTTTGCTAGTGCATTAGGATTATCTGTTGAAAAAGTAGCAGATATCTTAACTCTAGAACAATACAGAGGAAAAACACAAAAAGAAATAGCAACCCTTGCTGGCCAAGAAGTAGCAGATAGAGTTGAGGCACTTAATATGCAACAACAATTTAATGCCGTTATTACCAAATTACAATCTGCTTTGGTTGATATAGCCGCAGGCCCTATTGGAACCATAGCAAATGTGATTTTAGAATTATTATCCAATGCAGCAATGTTAACAGGTGCTGTAGCTGGATTTGCTGTTGGGGGTCCAATTGGTGCTCTAGTTGGTGCTGGTTTAGGATATGGTGCATCCGAATTATTTGGTGATAAATCATCCCCTATTTCCTCTACATCTATTAATTCAACCCCATATGGAGGCGGGGCAACAGCAATGGCAATGGCTCCAGTTTCTGGTCAACAAAATATTAAAGTATCTCCCCAAACACAAAATATTCAAATAAATATGAATGGGGCCGCCGTAGGAAACGCAACAGCACGTTCAACATATCGAGTATCATCCAACATCAAACAATTTGGTGGAAATGGAATTGATGCCAGTGCTACCGTTTAAATCTACATTCTTTTAATATTTATAATAAATAAAATACTATGGCAACATCTTTATTAGACAAATTTTTTAACGACAATCCATCTCCAACATTGGACTTAGGTGGGTTAGTTCCTAAAACCGAAAACTTCATTCCCGATAGTTCGGTTTTAACTCCCGTAAACAACACTTTTGACAAAGGACAGTACAAAGATACTTTGGCTACTTCTCCTTCATTTCCTGCTTTTGCTGGTGTGGATGATAGTGCCGCAGCTAGTAGAATTCCTTCTCCTCGTCATACTCCTTAATTTTTAATAAGAACTAATAATTTAAAATTATTAAGTGGATATAGTCTGCTTTTTAATAAAATAAAAAATATAAATGGGATTAGTTAATCTATTAGCCGATGTTGGAACAGAATACCGCAAATTAAAATTCGGTAATGACCGTCCTGGAGGAGGCAATAGCAAACAACCATTTCTACAACAGGATCTTCCACCATTGAGTGAGGAAACACCAAGTACGTTTCCTGATTTTTTAGTAAGAGATCCAAAAAATCAACTTGATAATAGAAAGGATGATCTTGAAAGGATATCTAAATTCTTAATCTCCAGAGAAGGAGGATTGTTTGTTGCCAAACAAGAATTATTATCCTTACAAAACCCTATTGTACCTGGTCAACCAAACAGAACAAAACCATTTAATGGTTTATACAATCCCTTACTAACACTAACTCAAGTTGGTGCTCAAGGAACTGGTCTTCATGTTGAAAGACAAGGTACTTTTCCTATATTTAATGATGATTTAAAGTATGATTATGTTTATAAAAACAACTTTAACAGTGATACAACAAACCGTTTAACTATTTTATATAACAATAAAATAGATTCACAAAATGTTGAAAACATAAACTTACAAAATCTTGCTTTATCTACTTTATTTGCACAATTAGGCCAATCAGCCAGACAAATTAGAAGAACACTTAATATTCCCTCATCAAATGAGGCAGCAGTTGGTGTATCACCAAACCCTGATTTAATTTTATCTTATACTGGAGGTCCTAATGTAGGTGTTAATGGAAAAACAAACATTGGTTTTGCCGACAATAGAGCCTATGGAAATGGTTTACAAAATCGAATTACTAGCGATAAACAAGATGTAAAAAATAAAATAAGAGAGGCAAATACCTCACTTAATTTATATAATTATTTAGGAGTTACAAATACAACAATAGATTTAAGATATGGCATACCAGCCAATCAAATAAATCTTAATGCAAATGGATTTAATTTCCAACCTAGTGTTTATACACAAGGGAATACATTCCCAGAAACAAATAAACAAAAAACAACCGATTTAGGTGTTTATACCTTTAACCAAAACCAATTAATAGATAAAAATATAATTGGTTCTGATGGTAATACAAGTTTATCTAGTATAATTGATTTTAGACAAACCATCATAAATAATCCTGTTGCCAATCCCGGTGCGGCCAATAAATTATATTCTTTTAACTATAGATCCCCTTTAGTAAACAGGGAACAAAGAGTTGGTTTAGGTAATCCTGGAAAGAAAACAAGAGATAGAGTTCGACTAAATTCATATGATAATTCTACTGTTGATAGAATTAATGCTTTACCATTATATAAAAGCCCAACAGTAGCAGAACCTAATACTTTAACTCGTGATTTAATAAAATTCAGATTTGAGGTAATAGATAATCAAAAACCAAGCGAATCTACATTTATACATTTTAGAGCATTTTTAGGAACTATAACAGATAGTTTCCAATCCCAATGGGACTCATTTAAATATGTTGGTAGAGGAGAAAATTTCTATAATTATCAAGGATTCCAACGTAATGTAAATTTTTCATTTAAGGTTCACCCACAATCAAGGGCCGAAATGAAATCCATTTACCAAAAACTAAATTATTTAGCTACATCAACTGCCCCTGACTATAACAATGGTTATATGAAGGGTAATCTAATACGATTAACTATTGGTGATTATTTATATATTGTTCCTGGATTTATCAGTGATTTAACTTATACAATACCTGAGGAAGCACCTTGGGAAATTGCTTTTAGTTCCCCTGAGGGTGGAGGAGAGGCAATTGGTTTAATGGAAACACCAAAACTAATTGAGATACAAGTATCATTTACCCCTATCCATGATTTTGCCCCTCGTTTGGATTCAACCAAACAAGCTGCCTTAATTACACCACAATCACAAGGATCTAATAACAAATATTTAGAAAATAGTGGTTCTTATATTGTACCTAAAGCAGATATTGAATCAGGAAAGGGAAATATGGAACCTTTTGCAACAGACTATTCAATTAGATTTACAGAACCACCAATACAACCCCAACAACCAGTAACTCCTCCATTACCTACCCCTGGTCCCGAACTTGATATACCTAATTTTAGATCAACCTTCCCATAATGAATCGTTACGCAAACACACCAGAACTAAAAACCTCCACAGGTACAAGATATTTGGCAACAACCATCTATCCGGAAGTTCCTTACTCGGAAAACGATATATATGTTTATACAACAGAGGGAGACAGATTAGACAACATAGCAAACCAATACTATGGTGATGCTACTTTATATTGGGTAATTGCAATAGCAAATCCACAAACCTCATTTTCTTCCCTATTTATACCTGTGGGAACACAATTAAGAATCCCAGGTAACTTAAGTGAAATAATTTCTAGTTTTAATCAATTAAATGAATCAAGGTAATGTCAACCCCAAGAATTTTAGGACTTCCATTTAGATCAGGAGTAGACCAACAAATAAAAGTACGACAAAAACGTTTAGGACAACTTCAAAAATCTCCTGATGATTTGGTGGTATTCAATAGTGCCACCTCTTTTGTTAGACTATCATCCGCCGTTAGTGTAGAGGGAACAGAACGTTTAGCCTTATTAAGAAATAATTTAGGATTATCTGAGGGGCAAATTAAGGACTATAATTTAGCAAAAAACCTAGTATTATGGGGTGGGGTAAATGTTCAAAATCTTCCTGGAGGAATTGGTTATACTCTAGATAATACTTATGGATTTTTATCCGATGATGGACAAGGTCTAAAACCACTTCCAGGTATTACTGGTATGACCACTAGTTATAAAAATAACGGATCTTTAAGAGAGGCAACAATTCAACTAAAGTGTTTTACAAGAAAACAATTTGAGGCAATTGAGGCCGTTTATCTAAGATTAGGTTATACAATGGTATTGGAGTGGGGTCACACCGATTATTTTTTAAATGATGAGCAAAGAGGATCCACCACATCATATTCAATGTTAGACAAATTATTTGTTAATCCTGGTAATTTAGATCCTGACCAAATACAACTCAAATTAGATGAAAACAAACAATCCACTAGTTACAATTATGATGGGTTATTGGCTCGAGTTGCTAATTTTAACTGGGTTTTGAATTCTGATTTAAGTTATGATATAACATTATATTTAATTTCGTGGGGAGATATAATTGATTCTTTAAAAGCAAATATAAGCTCCAATAATGATCAAATTCAATCCAACATAATAATTGATACAGAAAATATTTCTCCTAATTTGTTAAATATTGTAAATAATAGATCATTATCTGATTTGAATTTTTTATTTTTTGAAATTTATAGAGAATTAACCAATTCTGGAATTGAAGCAGGAACATTTAGTGCAGATACAATTACACAAATTCAAAATCTGAATGACCAACTTAAAGCATCTGAGGAAATAAAAATACATAAACAAAAAATTATAGAAATATTAGACATATATGAAAATTTTGTTAGTGATTTTGAAAGACAAAATGCATTAACTTTAAATAAAAACTCCAATTTAACAAGTATTGAAAGATTTAGAGGGACATTAAATACCCTAAAATCAGAAGTATCATCCTTAAACACATTATCATCTTATGATTTATGGGCAGGAAATACTCCTGGGGATGACACTAGAGATTTAGGAACAGGCAGAACATACATTTCAGTAATTCAATCCAAAATAAGCAGACTATATAAAAGTCCAGTAGAACAAACTCCTGTTGTTGTTGGTGGACAGGTAGGTTTTATTCCTAATCCTTTAAAAAATAATGAATTTGAAGATTATATGGAATCTAACTCACTTAGAACTAAATATGATTTTTCTGATGGTTATCCATTTAATTTTATAAAATTATAATATATGGATTTATCAATAATACAACAATTTATAAAAGCAAACATATCCTCAGAAAATAGAGGAATGAATTTGATTGAATTTGCTGACAATAGTATTGAAATTTATATATCTTTTCAAACATTATTAAAATTTATAGATGAATATATTGTAGTAAAAGATAAAAACAATAAACCTATTGTAAAAATTGATTGGGAAAATGATAAACCTTTCTATGCTTTATCATGTCATATTTCATGTGATTTAAAAAAATGTTATTTGTTCAATTCAAGTTTAGGTTTAGAGGATGGTATTACACCAAATAGTGGAATTGCTACCTTTCAACCATTTACTTTCTTTTCTGAAGAAAATAGACAAATATTTGACAATATAAATAATGATTTAAAAATAAACTCTAAAGTACCTGCTGGTCAAGAATCACTATATGCTTATCCTCAAGTAGGAAATATTAATTATATTTATTTAAATTTAGGGTATCTTTCAAA